ATACAAGACAGTCCTATTATTCCTGATTATAGACTGGGTGTAGAGTTCCTATTATTGTGTGGTTTAGGGCTAATTACAGCGATTCTAAGCAATGTTTTAGGGTTAACCCTTAGAGTTATATTAATTGGTGGGTTTTTTGTTTCTACGGCCTTTTTAGAATACTACTTAATTCAGAGGTCTATATTGCTAGATGTAACTTGGTCTTTAATTTCTAGCTTCTTTATTACCAGTTTAAACTTTTACTTGAATTTCAGAACCCAGTTTAAGTTAAGGCAACAAATCAAGAAACAATTTGAGCATTATTTAGACCCAAGACAAGTCAAGAAATTACAAAGTAATCCAGAGTTATTAAAATTAGGTGGCGAAAAGAAATACGCAACTTTTCTATTTACAGATGTGAGGGGATTTACTTCTATGTCAGAAAAACTTGATCCTCAAGATGTAACTTACATAATGAACAAAGCCTTAACAGCTCAACAAAAGGCAGTACAAAAACATGGGGGTATGGTAGATAAATATATTGGAGATGCCATGATGGCTATTTTTAATGCTCCTTTAGATTTGGATAATCACGAACACATAGCATTAGATTGTGCCTTAGACATACAGAGAAACATGAAGGAACTGAATATAGAACTCAAAGAACGCAAACTACCAGAGGTTGCAATAGGGATTGGAGTTAATAGTGGAGATGCAGTTATAGGCAATATGGGGAGTGAAGGTCGGTTTGACTACACCGCAATAGGAGATGCGGTTAATACAGCTGCTAGATTAGAGAGTGGCACTAAAGAAGCAGGAGAAGATGTACTTATTGGAGATACGACTGCCAAAAATACAAAATATAGTTTAAGATTACTTAAGCCTTTAAAAGTAAAGGGTAAAAAGAAAGCATTAAGTGTATATACATGGGCGGTAAACTATCTCTAATATTAGGTTTTTTATTACTATCTACAATTGCAGGTTCTGCTTGGTATATAGATAGACTACAAGACCAAATAGGAACTTTGAAGGGTAATCAGATTGTTCTTGAAACCAAAATCAAAGAACAAAATGAAGCAATTGAAACCGCTTTAAACAATCAAAAAAAAGCACAAACTCTTATGGCTTCTTTGGAAAAAGAAAAACAGGAAGCGATGCGTAATGTTAATAAGTTAAGAAAAACATTTGCAAATCATGACCTAGATGAGCTAACTTTAGAAAAACCAGAGTTAATGGAAGGGAAAATCAATAGAGCATCTAAAAGAGTATTAGAAAATTTAGAAAAATTAACTGATCCAGACCAATTTGATGAAGAAGATAGCGACAATAGTTAGTTTAGCCATACTGGTATCAGGTTGTTCTATGATGGGAGAAAGGGTTAAGCCAGTCTCCGTTACAACAATCGCAAAAAAACAACCCATGTACCACCCACCTTTACCAATGGAAGTACAAATGGATCCTGTAGAGTGGGAAATACTTACACCAGACAGTATGAAATTGTATTTAGACAATTTAGAAAAAGGGGAAGCACCAAGAAGGGCATTTTATTCATTGTCCAGTAAAGAGTACGAACATTTGAGTATGGATATGGCGGATATAACCAGATACATTACGGAGATAATGGGAATAATTAAATTTTATAGAGATTACGACAAAGAAGATGAAACTCCACAAGAGAAGTAATTTATTGTAGTATGGGAGCAACAAAATATAGGAGAGTATTATGGGATTATTAGATGTTATAGGAATTATTGCACTGATAGTTTTTGCAGCTAGTGTTATAGCTGCCTTAACACCAACACCTTCAGACGAAAAGTGGCTAGGCAAGGCTTACAAATGGACAATTGATCTATGTGCCTTGAATATAGGTAAGGCAAAAGAGCTAGCTACACAAAAAGCTAAGAAATAATGTCTGTAGCACCTGATGCGTTTGTATATGACTGCGAAATAGTTAGAGTCATTGATGGCGATACCATTGATATAGACTTGGACTTAGGGTTCGGGGTCTGGGTACACAAACAAAGAGTCAGGTTAGCAGGGATTGATACACCAGAAAGTAGAACAAGAAATCTAGCTGAAAAAGCACTAGGTCTTAAAGCAAAGGAAAGACTAAAAGAACTTTGTATTGGAAGATTTAGAGTTAAATCATTAGGCAAAGGCAAGTATGGGCGAATACTGGGTATACCTTATACGCAAGATGGGGAAGATATTTGCCAAAAACTCATCGCAGAAGGTCATGCGGTGGAATACTGGGGTGGTAAGAAAAAGAAAGTCTGGGGGTAAATATCACATGCAAGTTATTTCAAAAGAAGGTATTGCATTAATCAAAAAATTTGAAGGTTGCGAACTCCGCAGCTATAAAGACTCTGTTGGAGTTTTAACGATTGGATATGGGCATACTAAAGGAGTAGAAGAAGGTATGACTATAACCAAAGAAGAAGCCGACAGAATGTTAGAAGATGAGTTAGCAGAATATGAAGATTATATTAATGACATGGTAACTGCTAATTTAGGACAATGTGAGTTTGATGCGTTAGTAGCTTGGGTTTATAACTTGGGGCCGACAAATTTAAAAAATTCTACTTTATTAAAAGAGCTTAATGCAGGAAATTACCAAAAGGTTCCACAAGAAATAAGAAGATGGAATAAAGCAGGGGGAGAGGTATTAAAAGGCCTTGTGCGTAGACGAGAAGCAGAAGCATTATTGTTCATGGGTAAAGATTGGTATGAAGTATGAATTAGAGAATGGCGGTATATTAGAAATGGCTTTATCCAATAAACAAAGTAAAAGATTAGGGGCAATAATATCTGTTGTTTTTAATGAGGATTTACCAAAGGGTGTGGATAAAGAATTGGTAAATGACGGATTTATAGAACCAACCAATAAAGCGATTGGTTATGAATTTATTTTGACTGACAAAGGACTAGACGAAAAGAATAGACTATGCACATTAGCAGGTCTGAACATTAAATATCAAAGTGAGAAAAAAAATGCCGAAATGGAGATACGGAACCCAAAAAACCAAACCGAGAAAACCAAAACCGAAACCGAAAAAGAAGTAAGTAAAGTTTCCGAAATTTAAAAAGGAAGGTCGTCTGTATAGTGGGTGTCTGGATTATGCGGAGATTTGTTCCAAAGCTGTTCAGCTGAAATCATACCTGTTGCGGAATGTAGCCCATAATACTCAAACAAGTTAGCTTCTGTTCCGTGCTTAGTATGCAAAAGAGTGTGGTGTTTATGGCAGAGGGGAATTGCATTTCTATCGTTGGCTTTCATTCCCATACCTCTTACACCATCAAATGGTTTTAGTAGGTGGTGTGCTTCAACCAACCCATTACAATCTTTATTGCTTAATAGGCAGTTTCTTTGTTTAATCCAAATCAGATGCTCTTTGTTTTTGTAGGAGTTTTTTCTCAACTTTAAACTTTTCTAGTGCTTCAGCATAGACCTCTTTTCTTGAACCATATCTATCTCTGATACTATCAGGTATTTCTATGTTATCCAATTTATTACTACCAGTAATGTCTAGGGTAATCCTAACTCCATTTTTGTAGATAAAAGACCTTGTGGGATAGGCTCCTAAATAAGAGAATATCCAACCGTCTTTTCTAGTTTCTTCCTCTTTTCTGGCTTGTTCAATTAAGTCTGTGTATTCAGTCATTTTATTTTCCCTCCTTGTTTGATCATTTGTTCGTATCCTTTTTTCAAATCATCAAACATATTTTTTTCATACATAGTAGATATCATGCTTACATAAAATGTTACTGATTCATCTTCATCTAAATCTTTGAGCAACCATTCTGCCCTTGTAATATGTTCATTAAGCAAATCTTCGTGTTTAACAATATATTTCAATGCTCTTTTGATTAGCACTACATCTTTGTTTGAAAGATTTTTCATTATCATTTTATTCTCCCTTAAAAGACAGGTGGCAAGATAACTATAAGTTTAGCTTTTTGGCACACCACCTGCCCTTTTCTTTAATATAGTTCCACAATTTAGATGTTAAGTAAAATGGCAACATCATCAAACCTAACATCAAAAACATAAAGGCAAAGAAAAGATATAAAGCCACATCTCTCTTTCTTGCAAATATCGGTACTTCCATATCTTCTTCCATTTTTATTCCACGCACTTATTCTATTACCCAACCTTTTTCAGTGTGAATCCACCCTTTAGTCTCTAAGTTTTCTCTGACTTCATTGAGTTCAGTTTCAACTTCATTGACCAGAGCATTGAGTTCATCTGCTCTTTTTACCAGTTCTTTTTCTCTTTGCATTAATTCAATGCTTTCAGACTCAGACTTTCTCACAGGCTTCTCTTTTGTTATTCCCTCTTTTTTTGTAACCAATTCTTTCTCCTTTTTAATTATAGATTTAGGTTTCTTTTCAT